AACTGCTTTAACCCAAATTAAATAACTGTTGTATATTTCTTCAATAGTCATTATTTCTTTGGACTCAATAAACTTTTGTTGATAATGTAATTGATCCAAGGAAATAAAATTCCATGGGTACTCAGAGTCAAATGTTTCTGGAACTTCCCACAATCTACACCCGATAGTTGGTTTTGTTGTTGCGTTGAACACACAAATCATGTTTGGTATTCTACCGAGAGTTCGTATTAACTCGCTACTGTTAGAAACGAACATAACTCTATGTGATGTATTATCAATTAACGCATGAAATGGAATAGATAAATCTGTAGCATGTGCCTTATTCAGTTTCATTGGATGTGTGAATATTTCATTCATCACTGAAACTGATTTTACATGTTGTTTCAGTGGATCTTTTTCTCGGATCCACTGCTTCATTAACGATAAATGGTTATGCTTTATCATTAGTGAATCTACTAACAATTAAACTGAATATTGTTGGTATGATTAGACACCCGAAAAATCCCATCAGTGCGATGTCATTAATTTTATTCAATGATGCATAAGCGTAAATTGGAAATCCAACAAACAGAGAGATTAAGATTCCAGTTACCATGGCTTTAGCATTCTGTAACTGCGGTTTCACTAACGCAATGATTGATGGCACGATAAATGTCATACAGATACAACCAGTCAAGAAACCGAAGTAGAGAATGTTAACACCTGGGATGTTAACTAATACCCATGCCAATAGAACAACGCCAACTACACCGAATCTACTGTAGTCAATTAACTTTGATTCTTGTAGATTTTTACTGAACTGTGGAACGATGTCGTTACTAATTAAAGTAGTTACGCTTGTGATTTGACTATCAATGATAGAAGTCAGAGCAGTCAACAACATAAACACAACAAGCATCAATGCCCATGGATCTAACATCTGAGCAATTACCGCTACGTTAGTGAGCTGCAAGTTTGCTGGGGTTATACCCATACCAGCTGCAACAAAACCAAGAGTCGCGAACATAGCTGGAGCGATAAAGAAAATCGCAGCTGCCAACGCATAAGTCACACGAATCTTACTTGGGTTAATAACAAACGCACGTTGCCAGAAGCTGTTATCTGCCCATGGTAAACTGAAGTGACGGAACAAGAAGTAGATACCAGTTGACCAGAAAAACGCAAGTGCTTCTGCCGATGCGAATAGGTCACCATACTTACCATTGGCTCCTGTCATACCTTTTTGAATCACATCCCAACCAGCGATTGACCAAACCTGAGGAACAATGATTAACGCAGTACCAACCACGACAATCATCTTAAAGATCTCAGTGATGTTGGTAGAACGAAGTCCTCTGAAGATTGAGAATAATACAGCTGAAACAATCAAGAATGCTGCTGCCAGATTCATATCTAATCCACTTAGAGATTGAATCAACTTACTACCAGCATAAATGTTCAAACTTAACGCAACGATTGCGATAAGAATAAACGCTAAGTTGTATGTGTTGTGAGCAACGCTACCATAATTTAATTTGATATGCTCAGAGAATGTAAACCCAGTTGGATACATCTCACGAATCTTATGCGCAGCAAATCCGAACAAGAATAGTGTCAATGTGTTCATCACTAGAATCCAAAAGAACCCTGTGAATCCAAACTGATAACTTAATTGTGGTGCCAAGAACAGAGCAGTTGCCCATGTCCATGCTGCCGAGATACTAAAGGCACCTCTGATTGTTTCGAACTTACGATTAGCCAATAAGAATGACTCTTTGGTTTTATCCAAAGTTCCACTAAACAACCAAATGAAACCACTACACAGTATAAAGTATACTGCCATTAATCCTGTAATAGAACTCAAGTCTAACATATTTTATTCCCTATCAATTTTCTCGCCAGTTACGACGAGGATATAATTAGTATGATATCCAACATTGGAAGTATAATGCGGAATACTTTGATGCTCCCATGTAAAAGTATCACCCTTCTTCCAATTTATAGAAGTTGTGCCGAAGCTAAAATTCTGACCAAGTTGCTGGTCAGTTAAAAACGTAATGAAAATGTCATGCGCATGTTGATCACGAACTTTCTCATAAACAACTTCTTCATCTAGAGTCCACTTTTGATAACGCTGACGATCCATATGAACAACAAAGTATTGTCCTGGCTTTTCAATTTGAATTCTGGTAGAGACAGTTTCTGGTTTTAATTTATAAAACTCAGCAAACTTTTTATTGATTTCTTCGGTGTGTTCACCGAAGTTAGTTGTATAGCTGTGACCATGACCAGACATTAAATCTGCATACTCAAGCAACCATGTTCTAAAATCATTCTCACTAACATCACCATTTGTGCTAGCTGCTGTTCTTGCGATGTAATCTTTATTGAAGAACACGTTCTCGAACTTGGTTGGAATTGAACCATCATCTATTCCAGAAACTACTGAATCAAAATGATCACCAAGAACATCAGATACGTTTTCTAGTTTATAAACTCTTTTATCCCAGTCCCAATTTCTAACCTGATTTTTTAATTGATAATCCACCCATTGTTTCATACTATTCTCCAGATTTATTATTTTTGCGAGTAAATGTTTGTCGCCAAACTAATTCTAGTTTGTTCGCTTCTATTTATCTCGACCATATGCATAACATATGCTGGAAATAATATCAATTTTCCTTCTTCTGGAACTACTCGTTTATACTTTATACCAGATACGTTACCTTCTCGTAACCATTCCCAATTAACTCCACCTCTTGGATCCACCATAAGTAAATCACCACAATTCTTTGGAGATTTTATATAATATGAACATGCTAATAATGTTCCACCATGATCATGCAACGCTAATGATTGACCAGGAGATTGACGATTAACCCAACCTCTTGTTAATGTTGGAACAAATTTAAAAAATGGTGGAAAATATTCAGAAGCATTTTGAATTGCTGAAGATAAAATCTTTTCCTTTAACGCAGTTATACATGGTGTTTTATAGTCCCATATATTGAATGCGTATGGATTAGACGGAGGGACACATTTGGAAATTTCAACTAATAATTCATTATTGAAATTCGAATCAAACCCTGTCTGAATTTCCCAGACAGGGGTTACCCACCACTCATGTTTAGTGACAGTCACTGAATTATCCATTTAAAACTTTTGCAACACTGTTCATTACTGCAGCAATGCGACCAATGTCACGTAGTTGCTCAACAGTGTATCCTTCTTTCTTCAAAGTCTCGTAGTGTGCCTTCACGCAGAAGTGACACTTGCCAACGATACTTGCAGCAAGAGAGAATGCTTCAAAGTTTGCCTTTGTAGTTCCACCATGAGATGCAATCGCATTCATGCGTAACTGTGCAGGTAGCCCAGCCAATGAAGGATCGTCTGCCATCTCGACATACGGATACCATACGTTGTTCTGTGCCATAATACTTGCAGCAGTCATAGCTGAGTCAGCAAACATTGGAGCATCTGCCAACATCACTGATAGAACTTTACCGTTACCAGTTGCAGCCAATGCAGCTACGGCACAACCCATAGCAACATCGGCATCTAATGTGCTACGCAAAAGAATAGCGTCAAGATTTAACTTGGTGTCCTTTGCGTAGTCTGGCAACGCTTCTTTAATTGTTTCGTTAAAACTCATTTTAGTATTTTCCTGATGATAGTACGATTTGACAAATATGTTCTAATCGTTCAATATGTTCGAATGCTCTCCATGGGCTAGTATCAATAGCAACTACCCCATGACCTTTGATGCCTACGATATCGTAGGCGACATTACCCTCAGAATCTAACTCCAACTTTTCAAAACATTGGTCTGCCAACTCTTGACTTATTGGAGGAACATCACCGACATTCGGTGCTACTTTAGTATAACGACTTAATTCTGGGAAATCGTTGGCTAAACTGCCTAACTCGATACCACGATGCATAGCAGCAACACAGTAAGTAGGATGAAAGTGCATAACTACACGAACATCATTACTATGTTGCCCCATTCTTTTTTGAAGACCAAAGTGTAGTGGAATCTCACCACTTGGTTTTAACATGGCACTAATATCTGTATAAGGTAAGTCTACCCAATTCCATCGTTCAACTGGCTGAAACATTATACCAATCTTTTTAAATTGGTCTGGTTGCATTGTTTGCTTACGAACACCACTTGGTGTGATGTAAAAGTGATCACGATCGTGGTGTCTGATACTCACATTACCGTCACGACTAGTAATCCAGTTGCGACGGTATGCTTCAACCATCGTATCGCAGATGGTTTCTAACATTATAGAGTATCTCCACCAACAGTGCGGTTACATGCACATAACTCACCAGTCTGAAGTGCGTCAAGAATACGCAAAGTTTCTTCAGGTGAACGACCCACGTTTAAATTGTTAACAGTAACATGCTGAATAACATTATCTGGATCAACGATAAATGTCGCACGAAGTGCAGCACCAGCTGGCGCATAGAACACACCAAGTTGCTCAATTAAAGATTTGTCCCAGTCACGTGATGTATCTGCGAACTGAATGTGTTTGATTTTTTGTAGATCGCTATGGGCTTTCTGCCATGCCACTTTACAGAACTCATTGTCTGTGCTACCAGTCAATAGAACTGCGTCACGATCTGCGAAGTCTTGGAACAACTTATCATACGCTACGATTTCAGTAGGACATACGAATGTAAAGTCTTTAGGGTAGTAGACAATAACTTTCCACTTACCTTCAAATGATTTCTCTGTAATATCGAAGAATGCATCTTCTGGTTGTCCTGGACGAACACCAGTTACTACGAATGATTCTAATTTGTCTCCAACTGTTTTCATTTTGTTTTCCTTTTAATGAATGTTTACATTATACTTAGTCAGAAAATCAGTGTAAACCCTGATTTTAATTCATAACATTTTTCAATGACGTTAATTGATTTTTTCAATATCGATATTGCAAGACTTTAGGAAATTTATTCCTATCTCATCGCGATAAGAATTTCTATAATAGACTTTGTTTATACCAGCACCGTAGATTAGTTTAGCACAACTAATGCAAGGAGCATGAGTACAAAATAAACTGGCATCATTGCCTGATTCGCCATCACGTGCCAACTTGATAATAGCATTCGCTTCAGCATGAATTACCTCATCTTTCGTTTTAGTCACAACACCACCATCTTCGTGAACCTCAATGATTTCTTCACATTCATTAGTCCAACCAGCTGGCATTCCATTATATCCGATAGAGATAATACGATTATCTTTTACAACTACCGAACCTACCTTCAATCGTTTCGCACTGGATAGCTGAGCAAATCTCTCAGCTGTATCCATAAATGCATCAACCCACTTCTGTTTCATCAAATTCCCCATTAGCTACGCATTCGTCATGATAGTCTAATAGACCAGCGTAATTTTCAATATCTTCAGGGAGTTCTTCAATGCTAGATCTATCACTCATATCGTACTCGTAGTATTCATCACCATCTTCTGTTGTGAATTTACCACAGAATCCCATACCACCCTCATGATAATATGCACTTACATCCCAATCAGAATCTAGTAAAAATTCATATAAGGTTGTTGGTGGAGACCATGCCGAATCAAACGAAATCCAAATTTCATTATCATCACGACCCCAATCATGGACACTAGCGTCCCACTTAGTTCCCCAATTGCTGACATTCCAATCATACCAATCTTCTTCTTTGTCAGCTGGAATTGGTCTGAGTGAATTAAAAACTCTTGGATCTTCTTTCAATAACTCTTGTTCAAGAGCATCGATTTTAGTTTTGTCTGAATGACGTAGGGTTACTAAATTATCGCACCAATTTGGCATATCAAATCCTTCTCATAATGTTCATAATATAATTATACCCTACCTTTTTAATTTTGTCAAGCAGGGTAGTTTTTCTTGCAACTAAGACTTCGCTCCACTCACTGGAGCCTGTTCTTTTTTTGTTTCTTTCTTCTCCTTAACAACTGGAGCTGGAATTGATGGGAAGTTTTCAGCAACAAGTTTATGTGTAATCTTTGGATATAGCTTAGTCAACTTTTGATCTTTAAGAGCAAGAAGCATCTTAGCTTCACTTGGGTGAAGATTTTCCAATAATTGGATAAACAATGTTTCTCTACGAACAGGGTTCAGGTCTTGACGACAGAACACATAAAGTTTGCGTGCTTCCATAAATAAATTAGCAGGACTCATACCGATAGGTGCTGCGTCTTGTTTAAATGGTGGTTCGCCATCTGGCAATACAAATTTTTTCGCTGGGTCGAAAGCATGTTCGAAAATTAAACGCAACGCTCCATTGTCTTTATACTTGACAATAGTTGATGCATCTTCATTAATTTCTGTTAGAATTTCAGTAATAAGTTTAGTAGCCATTTAAAAATCCTCTAGTTCGTCTAATAGCAAACGACATTTCTTTTCAATCAAATAGTTCATAATTGACATCTTGTCGCCAGTTGGTTTATTGTTTACATATGTATCTATAATTTCTGCAGAAACATCTTCAGGAATATGATCAAAGTCAATTAGCTTAACGTTCCTATGCCAGTTTCTACGTTCATCATCGTTCTTGCATGCATCGTAGCCGAGTTCTAGAAACTCTTGAAGACGTTTAGCTGATACAGGTTTTTGTCTCTCACCAATAACAAATACATCATCCTTGCTTAGAATGTTAGGAATACCATCATCACCAGCTTTAACGATGTGAGTAATCTTTTTCTCATATAGTTCTTTAGCGTTGGCTTTAATTTGTTTCTTCTGCATCGGAGACCACTGAGTCACATTACCATATTTCTGTAATTGAATGAAGTCGCCATCAGAAGAAAGAATCAAAACCTTTTGTGGTTCTTCCATCAAACCTTCTTGAACCAAATCATTTTCTTGTGTATGTTTTGCAAGAACAGCAATAACATCATCTGCTTCAGCACGGTCTAGATGAATGACTTTATATGGGAAGTGCTTGGCTAAATCGTCACGCATCTCGGATAAGGTGTCAAAGATAAGTGTCCAATTTAAATCTGAAGCATCACGTGCCTTCTTACGATTGGCTTTATAATGTGGAAAGATTTCCCTACGCCAATACTTACGTCCATCACAGCAGATAACTAAATCGCCATACTCTTTACCATATTTCTTTTTATATGATTTAAGAGTAGACAGAGTTACATGACGGATAAGGTTCTTCACCTCTGAGTCAGTACCCTTTAACTCACGTTGGAATGATAGAATGTTGCTAAGAGCAACCTGAGAGTAATCAACCAAAATCATTAGAATGCTCCTAGCAAAATTGTTTCTTCATTGAAGCGACCATTCGGTGTCGCTGGTTTAGTTGTTAGAGCTTTCACTGCATTATTCAATGCACGCTTGCCGAGAGACAATCCCTTAAAGAATTCTTCTGGTTTACGCAATGTCCACTGTTTTGATTCTTTGATATCGATACCGATAATGGTAGTACCCTTAACAGATACAGTTGAACCATTCTCACCTTTGTATACACCAATACGACGATACTTGGTGTTATAGAACCAAACCTCACTCGAACCGATAATATTTGTAAGAGCAATAGACTTAAGACCAAGTTCGGCGAACTCACGCTGAAATTTCATCTTAGAAACTGCCTTAGTAGGTGTAACTTCTTTACGCTTACGAGGTGCACGATTAGCCTTGGCAGACTGAACCTGTTGTTGACAATCAGCGATGATACTATCGACAAACTCTGCGAATTTCTTTAGCTCACGTTTACTGAAGTTTGAATAACCTTCAACAAGTTGTTCATCATCACCAGCGATTGCTTCATGCAACTCTTTAGACAAACCAACATAAAATTCACCAATACGTTTAGCGATCGGTGCTGCAACCTGATTAGATGCAAGATAATTTTTTGTTGAGAAGTCAGATTTCTTGTTGATAGTAAAGTCGTCAAGAGCACCCTCGATCTCACCAGCGAGTTCGTGTGCCTTTTCTTCCATACGATCCTGAATAGAAACTGTAGGTGTAGTGTCAACCACAACATCTGCTTTCTTTTTCTTGAAGGATTTATTGGATAGTTCCGTGATTTTGTTTTCCATCCACTGCTCATCACGGATATCTAGATATTGCTCACGCATCTTGAGACGACAAATCACACCGAGTTGTCTAACATCCCAATCTGGTGCTTCGTTGAAATGCGAAACTAATGCTTTACGATTAGTCTTTGTTAGATACGAGTTGACCCAGCTTCGTTTAGCTTTGTCTTCTTCGTTGTTGTTATACCAACACAATGCCTTAGACAATGAACATTGGTAGTCTTCAATGCTAGTCGTTGGTTCATCACCCTTACCAGCTTTCAAAATTGCGTGTGCTTTTGCGTTACGTTTTGCAGTATTACTCATAGGTTCACAACCTCCATTTAATAATATAATTATACCCTATTATTGAATATTTGTCAAGCATTATTTTAGTACCGCACAGACGTCCTCGCAGAGCTGTTTTCGACCAGCTTCCAGTAAAATCCAGTGAGAATTCTTGTAAAATTTACTTTTTAGAGTAGAGAATCTATTGTGCATTTCTGGTTTAGAAGATTCCGTAAACGCTACCAATGTGCTACACTTAATTTTCCTGTGTAGTCTCCAATCAGTATAATAATCAAAGTGTGTTTTGGAAAATTTCTTTGGAAATCTAGAAACGCTGAAAGAATCGCCTAGTGATTCTATGTAGGAATTCATAGCAGAATCAGACATATATGTATTAGATTTCACTACATCATACACATCTGTAGTTTCATATAATAATGTATCTTCAGTTTCTATTTTATTAATTGGAATACCAGAGAATGGATCTAATAAAATTAAACTATTGATTTTGTTTGATAGAGCAATATCAATTGCTGGTAAACATCCATAACTATAACCCATAACATTTTTTATGTTATACGTTTTTATTAGTTCCTCACAAATAGTAATGACATCATTATGATTAGTTTCTGGTATATCAAATGTTATTGTTTCTATACCAGAAGAATTCAACAAATCACAGAAACTATCTTCATCAAAATCTAAGTCGAACATGGATTTAGTTTTCCATGTTCCACCCATGATATAAAGAAGATTGCTTTTTACGTCACTCGGTTTTTTGTGGTGTATTTGCACTTGTCACTTCTTCATACATCTCAACGAATTCTTCATGTTCAGCAACAGCCTGTGATAGATTCTGCTTATGATAAACTTTGGCCATCTTATTAACTGTCTTACGTGAGATTTGATAATTATCAGAAACATCTTTAACGATATCTTTAATCAAGTCACGCTCTGCTTCGATACGTGTCATAGAGTTGCTGATTTCACGAATAGCACCGAAAACTTTTTTACGATCTTCTACTGAACTAATACTCATAATTTAATCTTTCTTTGTTGAAACTGTTGCGCGAAACAAACCAGCCAAAACAACAGCAGCTAGCCATGTCTCGAATGTGTATGCGATTGCGAGGGAAGGGAATAAAACATTTAGTGCCCAGATATAGGCTAGTGGAAATAGCAAGAAAATAACAATAACTGCCACAACAACTCCAATCAAACCAGCACTTTTAAACAAACTCATCAACATAATTAAACTCCATCAACTGAAATTACAGACTCGAAACGGAAAGATCTCCATTCTTGCTTTTCTGTATCAAAGACCCGAACTGAGGATCCAGCAGTGCTGGCACTTTGCGTTTCGGTAGTACTCTTTGGTCGCTTATCTTCTGGGATTTTTGACTCGACAAGAGTGCAGAACATTTTTCTTTCGGTACCATCTGCTTTTGTGAAGCAGACATTAACGATGTCAGTGCGCAACTTTTGGAAGACTGATTCTCTGAAGTCATTATATTCCTTATCGCTGTTGAAAATTCTGGTCATTTGCAAATCTTTCTTTCAATTCATTAAGTAGTGGCTCAAAAAAATCTTTAAACTCTTTGCTAGAGTAAAAAGTAGTAAATCCATTATCAGTAATAACTTTACCAGTAGGTAGGTCTGTAAGTTTTTGTGTAATGGTCAATTCAATTATATCATAAGAGTGTTCTTTGACCAAAATGGTTTTATGTAAACCATCACGATATAATTCAGTTTGAAAATTCAGCATAATCACCTTTCTTATGTTTAACCTTGCGAGTGAATTGCATCTTGGATTCTACAACACGCATACGATATTTCGGTGTGCGTAGATCCTTAGCAACTAAATTCCTAGGTTTAATAGTATTATACTGCGTTTTCATTTTATTGTCAATTATTCTTTATCTTTAACTTTTGCTAATTTAGCACGAGACTCAGAACACTCAGCGTCAATCATCATACGCTTGTATGAGTTTCTAAATTCTTGTGGCATTAATGCAAGAACACGTTTAGTACTCTTACTCAATCTAAAATTCTTATCAGTTTTCATATGTCAATCCAAGTTCTTTCATTAGTTTATGTTTAACACGTAGGTTGGGTTGGCGATATCGATCGGTTGCAGTAAATCCAACCATAGTAGCTACCTCAACTACAGCACCACTACGACAAATTCCAGCATGGCAGTGAACAATTACGTTCATACTATGTGCCAGAGCTTTATTTAGTAGTTGCACAATTTGAGTTGCTTGTTCATCGCTAATCATAGCTTCTTCTGGGAATGCATCACCATCTTCTGCATCAAGAAACTCAAAACAGTGCACTTCTTTGTAAGTTCTTTTTGTTGGACAGAACTCAGTAGCTGGATCCTGAATACGAATGAGCATGACATTTTCTCCTAGGTCGCTGTGGAACCCGAGATGAATATCACTCATACTTACATTTTCAATCCAACGAATCATCAATACTACTCCATGTTTTCAATTTAAGTTTCTTTGCACCTGCTGCAAGAGAAACAATACCCCAATCAATCAACCCACGTTCTGACATCATTTGTAACATACACATCAGGTCGCCGATTTCTTCTTCAAGTCTTTCTTTGTTAGTTCGTTCATTGTGGACAGCATCCATACCGAAACGAAAAACTTTACTAATTGCCTGCGTAACTTCTGCACATTCTTCTTGTGCGATCAACATAATTTCACGTTCACTACTATTCATTAATATTCCCCATAATCATAACTATCTTGGTTTTGCTTTTCTAGCTCGTAGCGTTCTTCGATTGCATATTCTGCCCACTCGATAGGAACATTTAGAGTCGCTGCAATAAATTTGGCACTCATACCCTGTTCAACTAACTCTTGTATATCGAAAACAATTCTACCCATGTTACTCATATTTCCTCCCGAGAGAACTCGCACCAGAATTCATTATCAACAGACCAACGATGGCAATTGAAACTAAACTCAATAGGGATGCTTCTGGATTTGCATCCATACCACCGACAGCACCAAAAACTACCAAAAGACCAACAATAAAACGAATCATAATATATCCTTAATCAACTCTTACACCGTAAGTATACTCCCATGTCAAATAAATGTCAACCCCTGTAAATGAAAAACCCTACTATTAGTAGGGTTTTGTGAGTCCTTGGCTGTAGGGAGTTATTTGTTATATATGTAATATACGGTATGTAACAAGTCTAAGAACCCCCACACAAAACAAAATGTAAGAAAACTTAACAGAATCATTGCAAGAAACAATTCTGTTCCGTCAAGCTCATACCAGTTCTTTACTTGCTTGTTGCGTGATAAACTCCGTTCCAGTTCGGAGGAAGTCCCTCTTCCATTCTTTGCAACATTAGTTGGTAGTACTGGTTTAGTTCTGGTGTTTTCTTTTTCGAAATTAAATCCTGACATAATTTCTTCGCCCTCGTCCAATCGCCAGAGTAATAAGCATCTAGATACATTTGATGTAGATAGTCTACCTTTGCGATTGCGTAAATGTGAAGTCCAATTGTTTTACCTTTTACTGCGATACAATCAAGTTGTGCTACATCATAAACATGTTTCACTCGCTCTGCTGTTTCTGGACCAATTACCAACAGAACTCCATAACCTTTTGTTTGTCCCTCAAGACGTGCTGCAGTTGAAACGCTATCACCAAGTACGTCATAACCATAACGATCGTTGGCACCAATGTTACCGATTAATGTTGGACCAGTGTTCACACCAGCACCCATACCTACTGGTGGACGACCTTCTGCTTGAAGTTCTTTATTGAACTCTTCAATTGCATCAATCATTTCAAGAGCAGTCTTAACTGCAGTAATTGCGTGTTCATTATCATCAACAGGTGCGTTGTGAACATGTAACGAAGCATCACCGATAAACTTAATTATACATCCACCATTTTTAATAACTGGTTTTGATAATGCATCCATATAACGATTCATAACTGCAGTTAAACCTTGTACGTCAGCACCGAAAGATTCACCAAGTGTAGTGAAGCCACGAAGATCTGTCATGACAATAGACAAATCACGCTTTTCACCTTTTAATCTTTCTGCTGCTCCTTCAGGATCTTCTGCCAATTGATTAACAATGACGGGAGATACGTATCCTCCAAACTGTTTTTTGATTTGCAATTTCGCACGCAGCTCGACAAGGAATTTGACAACGTATCCATGGAAGCTGCAGACGCCAATGGTAAGAATCGGGAACACAGCATCAAGTAGATAAGCTGATCGAACAAAGAGTTGGAAACCACCCCAATAGGTGACGAATCCCAAAGCGATCGCAAAGATGTATCCATGTTTATACCTTGTTAAGTAGATTGAAATAATCACTGATACAATCATAAACAAAAGTTCTGCTGGCATTGCCCAGAACGGACGACTGATATTTGTTCCTGATACTACAGTTTCTAATACCGCAGCCTGTAAGTAATGAGGATAAACTGCTCCGACTGATGTAGCGACAGGATTGTTAAGACCCTTTGCGGTAAGACCAACGATGACGATTCCACCATCGAAGCTCTTGGGTAATTTTGATGCAGAATGCTCGATTGGGTTTGACGACCAATCAACCCAAACTCTACCGAGTTCGTCTGTTGTGATTTTTCCAAATTTAGGAATTCGTACTGCTTCGATGTTTCCTTCTGATACTTTAATTTGGAAGGATGGATCTCCAGATGCGACTCGCAATGTTTCAAGACCAATGCTTGGATACAAGTTTCCGTTGGCTTGAACAACCATTGGTACTCGTCTTGTGACGCCATCGATTTCTGGGAGGGTATTAACAATGCCAATACCAGCAGCACTATTATTAAACTCTTTAATATTAGGTTCAATATTTCCATAATTCACACCTGCGTTTTCACCACCGATCACCGAAACACCTGGACGAAATGGCGGATAATTATTTTTAATGTTATCAGTAGTTGCGGTATGTGGAAGAACTACTGGAACTTCCTTCATTAAATTACTTAACTGAACATCTTGACCAAAACGATCACGCTCAGGCATATAGATGTTAAAGACAACCAACCCAGCACCAGCATTATACAAATTACTAATGAGTTCGGCATATTGTCCACGAGGGAACGGGAACTGTCCTTTTTCTCGAATATAGGCATCGTCAATGTTTACGACATGCACCTGTTGAGATGTTGTCGCACCTTTACTTGTTATTAGTTGATCGAAATAACGAAGTCTGACAGACTCAATGAATGATGGGTCTGCCATTCTCAATAAGATTAAAAACACTAGAGTTACTAGTGCTGTCCATGGACTAAGAAGTTTTTTCATACATCACCGTATTAGTATCGCCGAGTGCCCACTTTGATTCGTTTTCAACTGACCATCTTTTTGTAGCTACTTTGAAGTCTGGCATCTTTAGTTCTTTTGGATTGCTGCTTGGCTCTAAAATAATAAGACGATTATTAGGCTGAGCAGCATACTGACCATTGTCGCACTGAATAAAGTTATAAGACTTATGGTCTTCGATATCTTCACTAAATCCAGTATCAAGAATATTAAAATCAGGAGAAGCAGAATCCACAGTAAAGAGATAAGTACCATACATCCACTCTCCATTTTTAAGTTTAAATTTACAACGCATTGATTGTAGTTGTGCTTTCTTAATAACAGTTATATCATAAGAAAGACAATCCCATAGTTGAAGATAATCTAATGGTAATGGTTCACCTTTGATCGGTTTCCAACAATAGGCATGTAGAGGTAACTTATCATATAATGCACCGTATTGATTTAGATATGATTCAATACGAAATGCCTGACCACGTAATGACTTTATACTTATCCACCAACATGGTTCTAATTCACCATGTCCTTTCTCGAAGTCGTAGAGAAATTCTCTACGAACAAAACATTTTACTGCTGGTAAATTTGCAACTATATGCGACATTAGATAGCACTGGCTAAAATTTGCGCCATTTGAACGATGTATCTGCAGGCTACTTCATCATTAGCCAATTCTTGTTGTGCTCTAATGTCTGCAATTTCAGTAACTAGGAATTGATATTCTTCATCAGTCAATTCACCAGTGGATCTTTTATCTGTTAAAACTAATAACTCATTTGCTAACTGTGCAGCTGAACCACCAAGACCAGCCTGCTCTCTTAAACTTTCCAGATATTCGTTCATCTTCCTCTCCATGCATCAGCAATTACATTAATACGAGTCTTGTTTATTTTAATAACAGATTCGCAAAATGATTTGTTGTTAGAATTTTTAGCTTTCACTACTGCTTCTTGTAGCTTACCTATCGCATCAGCCTGTGGGTCTTTACGTAGAGAAGCGTATACCTTTAATCTTTCAATTTTATATTCAGCATCTGTCCAATTTTTGTCATCGCAATTTAATTTATCAACTGCGATTTTAACTTCTACTAAGTTATTAAACATTGATGAGTCATGTGGTCTTGGTAAAATAAAAGAACAACCACTAAGTGTTACGAATAAAAGTGCTGCGATAATTTTCATATTACCTACTTTTGTATTATGTTAATAGTAGTACTACCACCCTTATTGACCTGTTGATATGCAACAGATCCATCCTGATTTATATTTATTGTCTTATCAGATTCTTTATCAATTGTTATTTGTGCTACATGACTACTTATTCGATATAAAACTAGCTTATCATTATCATCAATGCCATATTTCAACCCAGACGCTTCGCTATATCCAGGAAGCATGGTTTTCTGTTCTAGCATAGATTCCTGACTAGCAGCCAACGCTTTATTACTTTCATCTAATAAATTTGTCAGTAAATCTACATCTAACAAATTAATATCTAGAGAATTAAACTTTAGATTATCCTCATCTAATTTTGAATACTTCAACAGATCTTTATCTAAAAAGTTTACGTCTAATGCTGTCTTTGTTTCTGACTTATATTTCTCATCATCTATTTCTTTTGGTGGAGAAACGATAAGCATATTATTGATATTTGCTTGATCAATTGAAATTATAACTGGTTTTGATGGTGGTTGATTTCTATCAGCCACGAATGTTGTTTGGTATGCAGTGTCCATATATACGGAGCCACTGTCAGTAGATACCTCAATGGCACCTGTCACACATGCTTTATTATCACATGATGGTAATAACATAATCAATGAACGACCTAATTCATCAACAGTCATAGAAAAGTCTGTTCCTCGCACAGCAACTGTTGCTGTTGGAGTTTTAATATCTACCGATTGGGGATTCGTTTTTGCGATCTGACCACTAGCGTAACGAGCAGTGCCCATTACAACTTTCATAGCAAGTTTACCAGAACCTTTTTTCGGATCATACACGAAGTCATCTATCACGAGTTTTGATTGCTCTGTGATATTGACTGTCGTGTTATCCTCAAAAGTTAGTTTGGCTTTAGCCTTTGCTGTAACAACAGTATCATTCATCTCAACTCCAGTTCCTATTTTACTAGGGATGGAGTTTTTATTTCTTACTATTTCAGTTGGACCAGTTTGCTCAGAAACTTTACCTACTGCTGCAAAATTAGTTTGACTGATTAATAGTAATATTGTTAGAGTTGCCAGTTGAATTAACTGTGATGCTCTGTGGTAATGTGCCACTCTGTGTCACTCCAATATTATTTGTGTCGCCAGTAGCTGTAATAATAGCACTTGTAACTCCAGTATTAGTTGAAGTATGAGTAATAGTATTTGTACTACCAGTTACATTAATCTCACTATAATGATTCGCACCAGCACCAAGGTTCTGGGTTATAATGTTATCATCGCCTGATACAACTTGTTTAATAGTAGAACCAGAGCAACCAGCAGTTGATGTAGTTCCGCAGTCGATAGTTTGAATATTACCACTACCTGTTGTGTCTACGATTACGCTAGCAGAAGCACCATTGACGACCATGGCCAATTCATTATTACTTCCAATTTGATCAATGGTAACAGTATTAGATCCACCACCAATAAAAACTGGTGTTAAAGAATCACCCACTTTATTGCCACTACCATCTTGAGTAATACTGATAGTTGATGAGTCACCAACCTGTTCTACATAAATTTCATTAGCATAAACAAAGGATGAAGCTGTCACGCATAACAAAGCAGTGAGTACTTTTCTCGACAACCCACGAACGTCTGTCTTACTTGTTTTCATCTTCTTTGATTTCCTTGTTTGGTTTTGGTTTAAATTTCCAAATACCTTTCTTTTCTCCTTCAATAATCATTTCATAAACAGCCTGTTCAATTGCTACACGAACAGCGTAAGTAGTTGGTTCATTCAATGCTGTTCCACTTTCAAGTTCTAAAGACTTAGTACCTTGATCTACAAATTTGAACACACCTACTGTATGAGCAGTACTATAAATTGTTTTAGATACTGCTGTACTTAACAAAATCTCTCCGCTACTCACACTTACCAAGCGTAGAGATATAACAACTTCATCGACACGATATTGCTCACTGCCACCGATACCTAAAAATCTGGCACCATTACCACCAGATCGTATATTACTATCATAACCAATAATCCCACCTTCAACCATAACACCTGCAACAGTTAATGGTTTAAGTGGTTTGGCATCTTTTCCTTCGTATACTTCTCTTTGGTTTCTAATTAACTGTCGTTCTTTAACTAAGTTATCAAGACCAACACGTTCAACTACCTTAAACCAATTCTTACTATCTTGTAGTGATTTAATTAAAAATGTTTCACCACCCTGTGTAACTGCTTTACTAAACAAAGCCATCTTTTCACTTGGTTTATTTTGTCCAGTTTTATCAGCAAATCCATAAACAGCGATGGCAATTTTTGGACCATCTAGTTCTGGTAGTTTCTCAATGACACTTTCACGTGGTGTTAATTTAACTGGTTCTTCTTGTGAGAAGTTCATGCGCATGTTTGCGCATCCAGTCAAAACTAACACCAACAATAATGAGATTGATAACTTCATTAGAATTTAACTTTTACATTTAACCCAAGAGTGTTGCTTGTTGTTGAATTTAACCAACTCTTCCCAGCATAAACGTAATAAGTCACATCGCCATCTGCTTTAGAAAGAATTAGGTTTGCTTCAGTTATTCCGTTTGATGTTTTAGCAACTTCAGTTAAAACTTTTCCACCCAATACGTCTGCTGAATATTGAACACCATATTCTCCGATAGTTTGAGTATTTGAGTTTCCGATAATAGTTTGAGCTGACTGAATGCTACCAGCTTCAACCTTAGTTGGAGTTGAGTTGTTTAAAATAGTGGCACCAACGAATGGTCTAAATCCATAAACTTCTGGAGAAAGAACCTTAGTGCTCAACCATGTTGATTGTGATGCGTTAGAATAACTGTTTGAGAATGGACCGATAGTTCTGCTATAATTATTTTTAATGTTAGTATGCCCAACATCATTCTGAACAGTAATTCCTTCTTCTGAATTGTAATCAGCAAAAGCACCGAAGTGGTAACCATCTAAACTAGCACCAGTAGTATCAAGACCAGTTAGCTTACCATTGATTTTATTAATCTGACCACCAACAATCAAGTTTTTATCAATGTCAGTTTCATATGAAAGACCAACGACAGAAGTGTTTGCAGAATAACCATTCTGCCCATTGAATTTAGTGCCAGTAACATTTATTGCAATTCTACCTTTATCATCGGCAACACCATTTCTAGCATTCTGACGATTTAAGTTTCTGTATAAACCAGTCTTGATTATATCAAACTGTTCAGCCTGATCAGCACGACCAGAGAAACTATCATTGGCGACGCTAGTATCAACTACGTTAAACAATTCAGTAGTAGTTGTAGTTGAACCACGTGTAGTAGTTGTAGTAGAATCACTATAAGATGTTGTTGTGATAGGAGTAGTTGCTGTTGTTCTAATCCATGGTGTTGTCACATTTGTAGTAGTTGTTCTAGCGATAGTCTGAAGACCAGAAGATTTACTAGCTTCATGGTGAGCAAGAGAACCAGTAATAACTGGTAATGAAGAATCAACTGCAGTTGATACTAATACTTCATTAGTAACTGATGTGCCAGTGATAGTTGGAGATGCTGGCGCAGAAGCAGCCGATGTTGCTGAACCAATATCTGTTAAAGTTCCACTGAAAGAACTTGTTCCTGCTGTACCACCACCCGCACCACCATCAATCGCAGTAGAAGCAGAAGCAAACGCAGATGGTCCGAAGATATAAGCGTAACGATAAGTTACGATATCGCCAATTGCTAAACTGCTTGATAGGAAAGAAATACCGATTGTGTAGTCGCCACGAACTACATCATGACCACTCGTATTATCGTAGTAGTCTTGTGGGTTGCTTGACCACATAGGACTTATACTAGTATTCGAGCCAGTAGCCTGAGTTGTGTATAAACCAAGAGCATATCTTGAAGTTAATGCTTCAGAGAATACCACATTCTGTCTTGGAATAACACCATAGCCACGCACGTTGTCAGTAGAAGAACTATCTCCTGTTGCTGCACGAGCATCTGGGTCAATGAAACGAGCAAAGTATAATTGATCCATCGCAATCTTAGCTTCGATTCTTGTTGCGATGTCTAGATATTGTTTACCAGAACCTAAAGCATAGGTATGTTGTAAATCAAAATTAGAATGATTGACTGCCCAAACAGCAGATGAAGAAGTTGGAGTTCCAACCCACGCACCACCTGGCACTTGAGTAACATATGCGTTGTTATTGTGATAGTTTGTTCCAACACCACCATTAACGATACGAACTGCCCATCCTTCAAATGGAGAACCAGGAGTTAGATAATCGTAAGATGTATTGAATGTTCCAGTTCCTGTTGAATCGTATAACAATCCAGGAGAAGTATTACCACCAGAACCTAAAGTTCCTGTAGTGGCATTAACACCAGCTTTAACGTATTCGTTTACTAGAATTACGTTTTGTGCCATTGTTGCAGTAGATAATAATGTAGCTACAACGGAAGCAATAAATTTCTTCTTAAACATAGTCTTTCCTTAAAATGCAAAACTAGCTATGGGTACAGTGATATCAGTTCTATTACCATTGGTCTCAATAATAGTAAGAGTCACATCTGTGCCAGTTTTCACCCAAGAAATATTAGTTCCTTGAAAATCCATTGTTCCTGACGTCGCACCAGCATCAGCAAACATTGCGTCTGCCAATTGTTTTGAAAGCTGTGCGTATATACGAGATTCAACGTTGACCAAAAACTTCGCTAAGTTTGTATTCTTAGCATCACGTTCTGCTTTATCGGCTGATGCCTTAGCTTCGTCTTTTAGTTTTTGTTTTCTTTGTGCTTCTAACTGTTCGATAGTTAGAATGTGTGATGAATAGCCTATACCCGAAAATGCAGGACTATTAAATTGATGCACGAGTTCCGCAGCATAGATATTACTTGCTATCAGACTCGCTATTAGAAGACTTCTCTTTAGAAATGTCATCGTTTTCTTTTTGATTGCGTAACGACAAAATGACATTCACTTTCTGGTTCAAACGGATAAGGTCGTTATCCAACATTCTAATTCGATCAATAAGATCGACCAGAACTTTACTAGCTTCACTTGTTACTGGTTTAATTTCAGTAGTTACCCACTGCCAAACATAGTAAATGAAGTATCCCAACCCAAACGCTGCTACTATTGGGAAACCGAATTTGTTAATTAATGCTGCTATATCCATGGCCACACTCTTTACATGGTTGATTTTTTGGAGTCAACGCTCCACAATATTTACATTCAGTCACGTCGTGCATCAGACTGCTCCGCTCTTGCTATTCTATCTAAATCTGGGGGAATGCCTAAGGCATGGCTAACTTTAGTATCGATCCTAATTACATCGTGGTTCATTGCAGCGACTCTTTTATCGAGAGCCATAATTATCCCCTGCATAGACTTAACAGATGATGTTACACCAGCAAGAATAAACTTTAGGGTAAGAAATACGAAATATCCGCCAGCAATAGCTGCGGCAATTGGAAAGCCAACTTCGGCTACGAGTTTGAAAAATTCCATTCTAAATCCACTTGTTGTTATAATTATAGGACTACAAGTATTTAGGCTTAGAGGAAGTTGTAATTTATAATAATTCTTGGGTTTTTTGTTGGAGGTTGTCCAGCATGGTAATTGTCCCCAGAAAACAACACCATTCTTCCACGCTTAGATTCTACCTTTTTAGTCACATAAAATGACTTATCAAAGAATAACGTGTAGGCATCAGAATCATTCGCATAATATAAAGCTACCATATGTGGGGTGTAACTATCCACGTGTGGAGTATTATATTGGTTTTCTTCTCTGGACTGTGGTAACTGCAGATTAGCTTTAATTCTAATCAGTTTATGTATTGGTGTATTAGTTCTCAAGCAGAATTGCTCAAGAATTGTTGCTCCGATTGGATATTGCGGGGAGTTTGGTTTATCTATGAATAAGAAGTTGGTTAGCTGAACACCTTCTATTGTGTTAGAATCAGCGTACTTATTATAGACGTCAGACGTCACACTGGCATAATTATCTGCTGTAGATAGATACCATGGTATCGTTGTCAGTTGACTTTCGAATTGGGATACTTCATCATCACTAAAAACATTATCAAATACAGTAATCATCGTAGTGGCTGGCGAGGTGGTTTCTCTGGGAGGTGTTCAACATGAGCCATATCTCCAACCATAATTCCATCTTCTAATTCTATAATGTGTTTGGTTGTTGCATGATGGTGAGTTTCAACCTTAGCTTCTTTTGGTTTGAAGAAGTCTTTTATTATACTTTTAGATTCTTCTGGAAGTGGAGTTGGTGGTATTGTTATTGGTTCAGGAGTTTCTGGTTGAATTAACTCCTGGTCTCGTTTCATATTCCAGTTAGCAGCAACTAACATTAATACTGCCAATGGGTCAAATACTATAACAATCATAATAATAACCCAGCGAACTGCCTTTTCTAAGACATCTTCCTCTGGGTTATCACCGTATATTAATGCTGCGATGTATTTGATCGGACCGACTTCGGCTTCGACTTTGCGGACTTCGCTGGCGATTGGCGCACGCTCTTCGTTGAGTTTTGCGATCTTGGCTTGCGTTTGACCGATTTCGTTGAGGATTCTGGCTCGGTCTTTTTGCTGTCCTCTACGGATGGCAATTGCTCGATCGGCTCCTGCGGAGTCGGTCGTTCTACTGATGGTTTGATCAACCTGCTGATCCAATTGGTTAAGTTCTTTACGAGCTGCATTTAGGTTCTCCTTTTCTGTTTTAATCTTTTCTTCAATTAATGATAATTTGGCAGCGATGTCTCCTGTTGGAACTGCCTGGTCTAAGTGTGCCTTTGATAAGTAACCAAAAATACCCATAGATGTCAATAACATTAATATAATTAGTGCAGTTGTGAAGTAAACCTTCATCAACTTTGGAATTTCATTCCAAGAACGATACAACCATGAAGCCACAACCAACTTGGCAGCTTCGAGTAAAGATCCCATTATGAAAATGGGAATGACTGCAGCAGCGAAAATCGCCAGCAGTCCCATAACTGAGTAGTAAGCAGCACAGGCTGATAAAGCCAACGCTGTTATGAATAGTAGTTTTGTCATAGTTTGTTTTTAATATGAGAACCGTGAACTCTTACAGATATTTGTCCATTGTAATAGTCATCAGATTCCAATACCTTTCTTCCAAACTGCTCACGTGCTTCTATGTATGAGCATTCAGCCTTAGATTTACAGTAGAACAGAATCTCTCTAACAAAGTTATCTTTGCCGAGTAATTCTATATCTTTGTTTAATTCTATAGAAGAGCCATAATATTCCATCCAATCAGAATCAATCTTTGATTTGATTTTCTTTTTCTTTTTTGTGCCATTCTTTAAGACCACTGTTTTAGTACTGGTCTTTGAGAACTTGGCTAGTTTCTTACCGATGTATTTTCTGTTGTTGGTTTTGTTCGTAATTAAATAAACAAAACCAACACAGTCTTCTGGTAGTTCTTCAACGATTAAATTATTATAAGTCCACATTAGAATAAAAGTCAGTGTTAACCAACTATTTATTCTTCCTCTGTGAAGTCCTCTTCTTCATAGATATCTGCAGAGCACAAAGGGCAATACACGATATCTTCATACTGAGTATCAGTACCTTTGATAACTATCTTACCTTCTGCTCCACAAGATTCGCATTCAAATACTTTAGTTGTCATGCTGCTTTACCCCATACGTCATCCCAGCTACCAGACAACGCACCCTTAGCGTAATCTGTAACACGATTCTCAAAGAAGTTACCATGTACTGGGGCATTAATCATTTCCTCAACCCATGGTAGAGGATTCTTCTTAACCTTAAAGATACCTTTCATACCAAGAGAAATTAAACGACGATCTGCAATGTAGCGAATGTATTGTTTAACATCTTCTGATTTAAGATCTCTCATCTCACCTTTGGCGTAGCAAAGGTCAATGAACTTATCTTCAAGTTCTACCATCTTTTCAGCGATAGAATAGATTTTACTCTTCAAAGAATCATTCCAGATTTCTGGATTTTCTTTGATGTATTCTTTAAACAACTTAATCATGTTCTCAGCATGCATGGTTTCATCAACGATAGACCATGTAACAATCTGACCCATTCCCTTCATCAAACCATGACGAGGAAAATTAAGAAGCATAATGAAAGAACTAAAAAGCTGCATACCTTCG